TCCAGAGGCGGGATAAGACTATAATGTGTCTATTCCCTATTCGTGCCTCCCTCCAGCCGGACGGGGGCACTCCTCAATTCAACCCCGAAGGGGAACTAAAACTACCTTGCGGCAAATGCCGCGAGTGTGTATCAAAGCGTGCCTTAGAGTGGGCAACTCGTGCTCGTCACGAAATATCCGAACATTCAGAGAACTCATTCATTACTCTAACCTACAACCCAGAAAACCTACCCTCACAATTCATAATAAAAACAGACTTCCAAAAATTCATAAAAAAACTCAGAAAAAAACTCAAATCAAAAATAAGGTATATGGTCTCATATGAATACGGATCACAAAAATTCAGACCCCACATGCACGCAATTATCTTTGGGTATTCCCCAAAGAATCAAAAATTCCTTAAGCAAACATCTTCAGGCTTTCCGCTATTCACGTCGCAAGACGTGGAGAAGCTATGGGACAAAGGATATCATTCTATAGCAGAAGCAAATGAAAAAACCGCTTACTATATAGCTTCATACGCCTTAAAAGGACGTAAAAAAACAATCTATAACGAAATTACAGGAGAAGAACATGAAGTAGCCGACACAATGGATGTATCCAAACGTCCTGCAATAGGACTAAATTTCCTAATGAAAAACGCCGAACAATTAGTTAACAGCGGCGAAATTATTCCGAGATACTATCAAAAGAAAATGGAAGTGCACTTCCCTGAACTATTTGAGGAATATCAAAATAAGGTAGCTGCTCAAATTAAAAACCGTTCATCAGGAGAACTTTATGCAAAATTTACGATCGATTCTCAGAAAGCTAGCCTTGGAAATTGTACCTTTCGTGATTCAGAAGATTCTGGACCTAATCAAAACCAAAAAAGAATAGAAAAATTCCAAAAACAAATTCTTAAACAAGACCGCAACAATTACGTTGCGGCAAAAAAAAAAGGAAATTTCAATATGAAATTATTCACTGTACTCGATCGCGAATCAAACACGCACTTACCTCCATTTGCACAGCCAACATTAAGAGATGCAATCGATGGATTTAAATTTGTCGTTAATGATTCAAAAACAAATTTCAACAAATTCCCAGAGGATTTTGTGTTAATTCATTTAGGAGACTTCGATCTAAGATCAGCCGAAATTACTCTTATAGGCAAAGAAATTGCCGAAGCAAAAAGCTTATTACAATAAGGATTTACTATGAACAGTATTCAAACAGGTAAATTACAATCAGTATTAACCAACCAAGAACTATTTGCAAAAATAGAACGACCTGACATTCAACGATCAACTTTCGATCGTTCACACGGCTATAAAACAACTTTAGATGCCGGAATTCTATACCCTGTATTCGTCGACGAAGCCTTGCCAGGCGACACATTCAATCTTTCAGCTACTATGTTCGGAAGATTAGCCACTCCTCTTAAGCCAATTATGGACAATATTAAATTTGACCTACACTTTTTTAGTGTACCCTATCGTCTTGTATGGGATAACTGGCAAAGATTTAATGGTGAACAAACAGACCCAGGCGACACTACAAATTATCTCATTCCAATAATGGAAGCACCAGTAGGAGGCTACGACGAGCTTTCCATTTACGATTACTTTGGATTACCAACTAAAGTCGCTGGATATGAACACTCAGCTCTACCATTGAGAGCATACGCGTTAATTTGGAACGAATGGTATAGAGATCAAAATCTTCAAGACTCAATTCCTGTCGCAAAAGATGATGGTCCAGATGTCGAGGCAGATTATAATCTTTTAGTACGTAATAAACGCAAAGACTATTTCACGTCAGCATTACCATTTGCTCAAAAAGGAACCGCTGTTTCAATTCCTCTTGGAACCTCCGCACCTGTTCACGCTGGAGGAACAACAGCTCAAGCAATATCAGCTTATGCTGATGGTGCTGGTGCTTATAGAGATTTATATGTATCAGCCACATCCTCCCCAGTTATATTTAGAGGCTCAGAAACTAACGCCAACGGTCGCTTATACGCTGATTTATCATCAGCAACAGCAGCCACAATCAACGCCTTAAGACAGGCATTTCAAATTCAGAGGATGTATGAAAGGGACGCACGCGGAGGAACACGTTATACAGAAATTATCAAAGCACATTTTGGCGTTACAAGCCCTGATGCTAGATTGCAACGACCAGAATATCTCGGCGGAGGCTCAAGTGATGTTAATATTACTCCGATCGCGCAAACATCCAGCACCGACGCTACTACACCGCAAGGCAACCTATCAGGCGTTGGTACTTTCTCAGTTAACAATAATGGATTTGTTAAGTCGTTTACCGAACATGAAATTATCATCGGATTGGTCTCAGTTCGAGCAGACTTAAACTACCAACAAGGACTACACAAAATGTGGTCACGTCAAACTCGTTTTGACTTCTACTGGCCATCATTTGCACATTTAGGAGAACAAGCAATTCTTAATAAAGAGATTTATACTCAAGGAACTTCAGCAGATGAAGACGTATTTGGTTACCAAGAACGTTACGCTGAATACCGCTTTAAACCATCTCAAATTACAGGCTTGTATCGCTCAAACGCAACTGCATCTTTAGACTTATGGCATTTAGCTCAAGACTTCTCACCATTACCAGCATTAAACTCAACATTTATTGCTGAAAACCCACCAATCGATAGGGTTATAGCTGTACCGTCAGAACCGCAATTCTTATTAGATTGCTTCTTTGACTTAAAATGCTCAAGACCAATGCCAACTTACTCAACACCAGGTTTAATAGACCACTTCTAAGGAGAATATATGTGGGGAGCAATAGCAGCCGCAGGCGGTCAGTTAGCAGGAAATATCATGCAATCTGACTCCCAATGGTCAAAAGATAACAAAGCACGACACTTCAATATGGTTGAAGCAAGAAAGAACAGGAAGTTCACCGCTCAGCAAGCACAAATCAACCGACAATTTCAAATGAATATGTCGAATACAGCTTATCAACGTAGCACAGCTGACATGCGGAAAGCAGGAATCAACCCTATGCTTGCATTTAGCCAAGGGGGAGCTTCGACTCCCTCTGGCGATGCAGGTTCCGGTTCCCAAGCCTCAACCTCAGCTTCACAGTCAATCAACCCCCTTGAGGGGGTTGTTTCTTCAGCACTAGAAACTAAACGTCTTAAAAAAGACATTATGCTTGCAGATCAAGAGCTACAAAATAAAAAAGCTGAAGAGTCAAGGACAAAAGTTGAGGAAAAAAAAGCTGCCCTAGAAGCAGGAAAAGTAGCAGCGGAAAATGATATTTTGCGCGCACAAGAACCAGCAATTAGAGCAGAATCACAAAAAAGAACGGAAGAAGCCAAGTACCAAAAAGACTACATAAAAGTCGATTCTTGGATTAACCGTGCTGGAGCAGCCGCAGGCGCAATAGGCAACATCTTTGGAGGAGCCGGAAAAGCAGCAGGAGGATTACTAAACTCTGCAAAAAAGCAACAAAAAACTTACAATCCAAAAACCCATTACAGGGTCAACAAAGAAACAGGAGAATACTAATGACACAAGTACACATTACAGGATTACAAACACGATTAAGAAAAAGAGTACAAATCGACTGCTCAAAACCAGTATTAACTGACCAAAGTGGTAAAAAAGCTGCTGACATTAACAACATTATGGCTCAATACGCCAAGACCGGTTTATTACCCGAAACGAGAGACCGTATCGCTCAATACGTAGACAACACCAACACACCCTCGCTGGAACAAGCCCACGAGCTTATAACGAACGCTAGGAACCTATTTTTAGAGCTTCCTGCCCCAGTTCGTAAACTCATGGATAACAATCCAGCTAATTTAGTTGAATTTATCTCAAATCCAGAAAACCGTGAATACTTAGAAAAACATGGTGTACTAAATAAAAAACCCCAACAGGTCGACGTGGTTTCAGACGTGAAACCCGTGACCCCACAAGCGTAGCGCGTGAGAAATGGGCATATCTATACTTGATATATTATGCCCATTGACACCTTTACTACAAAAGTGTCAATATAAACAAAAAAAGGAACAGCCATGAAAAGAAAAAAAATGTCAAAAAAACATTCAAAAAAAGTCTTCAAGAAAGGTATGGGAACCCATACTAAAAACATTGGAGACGCACCCTCCAGAGGCGGGATAAGACTATAATGTGTCTATTCCCTATTCGTGCCTCCCTCCAGCCGGACGGGGGCACTCCTCAATTCAACCCCGAAGGGGAACTAAAACTACCTTGCGGCAAATGCCG